TTAGTTCCTCTTCCGGTCGGAGCAGCGTTCCAGAAGGTTTGCTCACCACCTGATGCCCAGATTGCTCCACCTCTACCGATAGCTGCCTTGAAGTTATTCGTTGAGGCAAAGAAGTTAGCATCAGGCTCAACGTCAGAGAAGAGGTTCGTTCTCGCGTCATATACAAAGAGACCATCCCGTCCGACGTAGGCAGTACCTGCAGCGGAAGTAAGCGATGTGACATTACGGTCAGGGTCTCCTACTTTTATTTCTGCGCCCCAATTAGCAGTGTCTGTCGGGTCAACTGCAATAGATATCTGGTTGGCGCGGGTTTTCATCAACGCCCAGTCACCACGAGCGTTCTTCACAACTGCAAAAAACTTAGCTAGGCGAGCGTTACCTGAGTTCGTAGCAGGGTTGCTCCAAGTCGTTCCGTTAGAACTGTAGAGATAGTTGTTGTTGGAACCACGCCCTGCATACAGATTGGACTCGAAGGGAACCAGAGAAGTTATTTCGTGAGAACCGTCAACGTAGACCGGAAGGAACACGTCGTCGTCTTCATCCCACTTCATAATGCAACGACCCATGGTGGCATAGTGGTCACTACCGAACTTGACAGGTCGAGACTTCCACTCACTACCACCTGTAGGAATAACTCCCACATCATCAATCAGAAATACATCACCGCTGGTCGACAACGTAAAGATGAACTGGATAGCTGTCGCTGAAGCATCAATAGTTCTGGTTACTTGAAGAAGTGCCCAGTCCGTAGAGGACGAAGTGCTTGAAGTAGTTGTTCCTACTCCGTCTGCAATGCTGAAAGAAATCGTGCCTGACCCGGAAGTACGCTTGACATAAGCGACAGCAGTAATCTGTTTACCCTGTAAGACAGAATCCGTCCCAAGATAGTTCTGGGTACATGTTCCACCATTTGCATCTGCCGTAACTTGAAGAGCGTAACTACCGTTTTTGGATGACGTGCTTGCGGTAGCTGTTGTATTTGTTCCGTCTTTCCAGCCACCTATTCCACCCTCTTCCATTCGACCGTTCTTGATGATTGCGTCAACATCGTCTTCACGGTAGCCCGGAACAAGTTCGTTCTCAAACATGCAAAGCACTCCATCGGAGTACCCGTACTTGCTGTTCTGGACATGGTCTTCTACATGAGCCATGCCAAAACCGTGAGTCCAGTCTGACTGAGAGTAGACACGACCAAACTCAGGGCTAATTGCAGAGTAGTTACTTTCGCCCTGAGCCTGCGCCGCAGGCGTTGTAGGGACAGGAGCCTCTTCTACCCCTCCCGGTCGGCTTGGGTCGTCCCTCCAGAGCGTCAGGGCTACCTGATTGGTGCTTCCATCAGCATTGGAGATGACAATGTCTGCGTTTTTTCCTGCGGTTGCCATTAGAACTGTGGAACTTTCTTCTTAGAAATAGAAGCCATCATCCCCTGCCCTGACTCAATCCTTCGACGGAACCTTGTCAGCTTACGAAGTGCTGCTTGCTGTTCATCGTCATCTAACTGGTCAATGTCGCCTTGGAAGAACTCAACGGCAGCGTACGCGTATAACCGCTGCAATTGAGTCCCGCCGATCTCCATCGTATCTGTGCCAGAGGAAACACTACTCAAGAGACCCATCCCCTCTACCACTATCTGCTGTGACGCAGGAATGGTGTATGGAATGTAAATGTCATCTCCGGTCTCCCGGAAGAAGGGGAGTGGGTCTGAGTATGGACGCTGTGCTTCCGTCCGACCAGCAGTGGCAATTAGTTCATCCGCATAGAAAGTGAGTGCAGTGCCTGACGTTGCGTAGACTCCAACTCGAAGTGAAGTGCTGACAGCACCCAGAACGGTGGTGACTGAGAGTCGTTCCCAACCACTTCCAGAGTGGGTAGACCCTGTGACTGCCGTACCACCATCCACGCTGATTGCAGCCGATACTCGACTGGCTGTCCTGCAATAGACCCACACAGTGACGTTGATTTCTTCGCCATCGTAATTAGTTGGGTTATCGACGGATACATAACTGCTCCCTAACGATGACGCTCCAACCACATGTTTACCCGACTGGTCACCAGCAAACACCATCAGATTGTCGGGTTCGTTGGTGTCAACTTCAGCAGTAAGGGTGATATTAGTCGTTGACCAATCAGTGAGGTCTCCCTCAAAGTCGATATCTTTTGACTTCGCAATGTTGTCCGCAAAAGAGTTAGCGTCTATGCGGTTCTCAACGAATATCTTCCGCGTGTAGCCCGGCTCAATACTGGTAGGACGAGCGTAAGTCTTCTGGTCAGGAACACCGTAAAGGGTACGGTCGTACTTTCTGGAGTAGAGAGTAGGGAACGCAGCAAGGCGAGCGTCGTTCAGCGCGTCAATCATTTGAGCAGGGTCGTATCGGTACAGGTCGAAGTCGACAGACCCTGACTCAGCAGCTAGAACAACGCCCCTAAGATCAAGAGCACCAGTAGACCCAACATGATCGAGGACAGACCTAGACACACCATTGTTATTAGTCCCCTTGATATAAGCGAAGGAGTCATTTAACTGGTCGTTATCCTCAAAATACGAAGTAAGCCCTGTCGAAACAAGGGCTGTGCTAGTCGTGATATTAGTTGTTGTAGAAAACGTGCCTATATACGCGCCAATGAACCGCCCGAATGCGGGAAGCATCGTGTTCAGCGTGGTGGTTGTCATTACTCATCCTTCTGAATCTTCTTTGACAGTTGTGCTTCTTGGTACTGCTGGTACATGTACCCAGTTTGAGCGTCGGTTAACTTCTTGCTACGTGGAGTGACAATGCCAGTAGCCTCGTCTTCGTCCAACCAGTCCACATCCCATGTGTCCGTGGATGGCGTGTACTCCATCTTTACCGCAGGAGCCTTAGAGAAACGAGATATGTTAGCTATCCTGCGTTTCTCAACGACCCTGTCGGCTTCGTATTGCTCCAGAGCGGACTCGTAAGCCCTGTCACCAGCCTTGGAGTCAGTCGAGACTCTTGCAACGGTGTCTCCGGTCATCGCAGCGAGTGACTCTTTGTCTCCGTATCCGGTAGCGGTATCAGCAACCACGACCTTGGCAGTGATTCGCTTCCCTGACTTGGTGACGATGCCACCGGGAGCGTCAACTGTTGCCACTGTCATATCTGGCTTCTGAACCATTCGGATATGAGAGTTAGAGTTTCTAGCCAAAGTAACCATCTCCACTGCCGACATTAGCAACCAAGTCTGCTGTGCCAGCGTCAGTGCTGTATTCGAGCGAACCAAAGCCCCCGAACCCTGTCTTCAAGGCTTGGTTGTGGTTCTGGTTTAGAACAAGCTGTGCATATCTCTCTGAACGGTTGAGGGCGTGAATGCTGTTAGCCGTTGTAGAGGAATCAAGTGCCGCCGATACTTCAAGACGTACCCAGTAAAGTGAAGATACATGCTCTCTAGCACCAGCAGGCTGAACATAAGTTGGCTTGAACGGCTCGTTATCTTTAGCCATGATGTTGCGGAATTGCTCCGACACCCAAGCTGAGTTAATCGTCCAAGTGTTAGCACCGTCTTGCTTGAGCGTGTCACCGCCAACGTCTGTTCCGTCAGAGTTCGATGTGTCTGCCCAAGTAGTTCCGTTGTAGTAGCTGATTGTAAGAACTGAAGCTGTGTCGTTCAGGTCTTCAAGATCAAACTGCAATCCACGGAAAGGAACGGTTGCTCCGATAAATAATGCTTCGCCGTTAGCAACTGTGTCCAAAGACGAAAGTGTGATGTCAGCGTCAGCAGAGTCGTTTTGTGCTTCTACTGAGTAATCAGTGAAAGTAGCACCGGAATCTGTGGTTTTCAGAACCGTTAGCCAAGGGTTGAGTGTGTACTCAACTACTGTAGCTGAACTTAGGTTGTGGCAAGACAGGTAAAGATTACGGGTTCCGGTTGGGAAACCTGCGGTTTTCACCGTTGTTGTGGCTGCAAGACCGCCTGCTACATATCCAGCAGACCTAAGTTCACGGTTTACTGCGCCTGTAATTTGAGTGGGCATCTAAGACCTCGTTCTCGAAAATATGGGTGTCCCTGAACCATATCAGGGTGTTGCCGGGGGCTGCAAAGTACAGCCCCCGACGGAGAGTCTGGTTTAGGACTCAGTGATACCTACCGCCTGCCAACCTGCAGCGGCAGATACGCCGTTACAAACTAGCTTGGCAGACTGGTTCTGGTCGATCACGATAACCGTGGTCGATGAATCAGACTGCTTTACGGTGATTGCTTCCGCAGCATCGCTGGCGTTAGTAATCATCACTTCGCCGCCCTGAGTGCCTGTACCTGATGGCAAATCCACCTCTCTCGCACTGCCACCGCAGTCGAGGTTCTGGTGATAAGCATCAGCAGCAGTTAGGACTTTAGTCCCGCTCAGAGTCTCGGTGTTCGCATCTCGGATGCGAGGGATTCCGATGCTCATTACGAGCCTCCATGCTTCTTAGCTACGTGACTGTTGAGTCTTCGCTTAGTAGTTGTCGAGGTTCCACACTGGTCGCACTTGAATGGACGAGCCTTTGCAGTTTTCTGTTCGGACTGCGACCCCGCCTGAGTTTCATCACCACTCTTACCAGAATTCATGCGGTCTTCAGAAGTCTCTAACGCTGTCAAATAGACATCGTGAGCCAAAGGAAGGAACCCGCGCTCTAGTGCGGTAGCGAGTTGACCGGGGCGAATGTTGCGGACGACAGGGGAATAAGAGCCATCCTTCTGCGGTTGAAGCAGGTATGCGGAATCTGCACTCACAAAATCCAAACCTTTGAGGTTGCCCTCAAGGTCGCCAAAACGCCTCTCGAACTCATTCAAGATTTCGGCAAACGAAGAAAGTGAACGTGCTTTATCACGAATACTATCTGCTGCCTGCTCAAGAACTAATTCGCTAGGTCGGGCGTGATTACTGATTACCACTACAATGACCTCTTTCCTCTGCCGCGCTTTCCGCGTTTACGACTGCGCCGAACACTTTTACCTCCACCCTGAGTAATTAGTTCAGGGGTTCTGGTTGGCTGCGTTGTCGCAGGCGGGGTCTCAGAATATACAGGTTGAACTCCACCGGGAGCAGATTGATACATCCCTCTTCCGTTAGGAGTTCGGAACCACTGAACCCGTTCACTTTTTACAAGAGGTTTGCGCTTGGCAAGCATGTACTGCCTGTCAGCAGCAGGGACACGAAGCGGGTGTCCGTCAGTGAGGTCGTAAAGAATGACATAGTCATCTTCCGTGTCATCAATGACAGCAACCGCGTAGTCATCGCCGCTACCGGCAACAGAGTTACCTTGAGCACGTTTCTCTTGTATCCAGCTTTCAGTGAGTCCAGCCATTGAGGTTCCTAGCTAACTACGTCTGCTGCTGAGTAAGCCTCTACAGCCCACTCGTCAACAATCTCGGTTTCACCCCACACACCGACAGTTACGATGTCGGTTCCGCGGGAGCGAATGTCTTTGTCGTCGTCGGCTTCAATCTCCTGAGCCATACACAGAGCAAACGCCTGTGGAGAGAAGATTGCGCCCTTAGCATCACCAGAGCCATCACGAGAGATGATTCCTGAAGACCAAATCTGGACTCCGAATCTCTGCTCCTGACCGCGCCAGTAATTGTTTATGACTTCGTTGCTCGGACCATCTGGTCGTGCGCCCGTTGCCATAGTTGAGCCGCCAGCACCAATACCAGCATCTTCTTCAACAAGTCGTCGAATCTGCTCGGGGTGTAGGACAGCGTTAATGGTTCCACCCGGTGCTGGACCGAATGAAGAGTTGTTGTCAGTTTGCATATATGCCACTGCACCAGCGAGATCGGGGAAGGTAATGTTTTGACCTGCACCCGGAATCGAGAGTCCTGTTACGGAGTCGAAAAGGGTGACAAGGTCAGACTCACGGAGTCGCCCAAGGGCAAGACCTTGCATCATTCCCACCTCAGAAAGTACATCTTCTGAGTTCTCGCGCTGCAGAACTTTAGACACAAACGTGAGAACGCCATGCTCTGAAGCAGTGACGTTACGAACCGTGACAGATACCTGCTGGGCTGCGTTAATTTCAACACCCTCAGTAAGAGCAGATGCAGTAAGGCGACCCCAGAGTGGGATGTTCTTCTGCGTCTGACCCTGTGCGAGGTCGTATCGAGTAACGAGACCGGCAGTTGGACCTGCAGGCTCCACGTTAGCGATTGCGTCTGCAACCACGGTTAGAGACATATCCGACAAACTAGACGTGCTGGAAAGAGTCAGACCTTCAGCCATGACTATCTACCTCATTACTTCAAAATACCGGCTTCTTTGCCGATACGCTTGAACTCGTCAATGTTTGGGATTTCTCCGTTCAACAGAGCAGCGTTCAGTTCACTCCGGTTGCCGTAAGCGACTCCGGTGCTGGCTGGAGCGTCCTGTGTGGACGGAGGCGGGGTAGCTGCGGGTTCTGCAGCAGGAGCGGTGGAAGCAGCAGCAGGGGCTTTCAACTTCTGAGCATTTTGTCTTGCAACTGCTATGAGTTGGTCAGGAGTCATGCCATTAGTTGCGCCTGTCCAAAGGCGGTTGTCACTATATGGGACATTTACGCCTTCAGCAGCAAGCATCTGCTGTGTCGAATTGATAATTGCAAGACGTTCCTCTGCCGAATAAGACGCACTATTTTGCACCTGCTGTGGAGCAGGTTGTGCGGGTTCAGGGGCAGGGGCGGTAGCCTGTGCTTTCCAATAAGCTGCCTGATCTTCAGGGTCTAGTTCTTCGATTCTAGCCGCTTCTTCTGCTTTTGCCCTCTCCAGAATTGGAGCGACTGTAGCTTCCATTTTGGCTGTCAGATTGGCTTCAATGCGACGCATCTGCTCGGCATTCCAGTTGTTCTGTGTGCCTTGCCTCTGGTCTAAAGCCCTCTGTAAGTCATCGATTGTTATTCCCTGAGCCGGTTCTGGTGCAGGAGCCGGTGGCTCCCCTTGTGCGGGTTCTGGTGCTGCTGCTGCCGAAACACTAGCTGCAATCTCTGCCGCGCCTGATGATGCCGAAACATCTTTGTTATTTGTTGTCATCGAAGCCGAAACCTCTTGTATCCCGAAAGATTTGATGCCTTTATTTACTCACACTAAGCAAAGGCTTGCAAACTCGGCTGCTCTATAGCAGGGAGATTTACGCCTTCGCCAATGCCAAATATTGAAAGCGGGAACACCTCTGGAGCGCGCCAGTATTCCCTTGGATTTGAGATGCCATCCGGGGCAACTCTGTTATTTTTGTGAGAAAGAGTGTCTGTGTAGCCCCACCTGAATAACCACGCATCTAGCATTTGGTCTTTTTTACGCAACTCTTTTTTCACGTCACTCATAGTATTTAGGTACTTGCGAAGCAGCCTGTCATTGTCTTTCATCTCACGCTTGCCATTCGCATCTGCGTCAAGATACCGCTGGTACGTTTCCCTAAGTTCTCCCGCACGAGGCATTGAAGCTAATGTCTGTTCTTCAACATCTCGCCAGTAGTATTCATATCGTTGCCTGCCCTTATAAAACTCTTCTACAAGAGGCTCCAAATCCCTGCCAGTCTCAAAGATTTCTTGGACGTAGGCATAAACTTCGTCCCCCCAACGCTGACGGAACGCCAGAATAGCGTCATCTCTTTTCCTAAAGTTAAAGCCGTTAGGAGCGTCAAAGTCTTCAGTTGCAATAATCGTGTCTATGTACTCATAGTAAGCAACATCCTCTGGGTGCTCGCTACCAAACTTTTCAGAAATATCCGTGTAGTAGTTCATCGTTAGAGCATATTCGCCTTCAGGGTCGTTCAAGTCCTCAAGCCTTGTTCGACGCTGTGCGCTGGCATTGCCCAAATAGAACTCCCTAAAGAATTGAGGGTCTACTCCTGAGCCTTCTGTCTGAAGATGGTCGATGCCCTGTTTTATCTGAGCATTAAATATGAGGTCAATTTCTTCACGTTTGTGATGCCACTTCTCGATATTTACATCAACTTCTTCGTTGCGATCAGCGTTACCAGACAGCACCTCGTCCGTGTACGCATCCAGTTGAACCTTCTCGTCAGCAGTCATCCCCTCAGCCTTACCCTCAGTAATCAACTTACGCTGAAGGGCATTTAGGTCTTCCCACTTTTTACCGAAAGCATCATTGGCTATAGAGTTACGCAACTGCCTGCGCCTCTTTGACGCAGAGAGGGGGTTCGTTCGCGAGCCAAGCACCTCAGCAGTAATCCCTGCTGGACCTGTCCTGTACGGGTCTTCTAGCAGTGAAGCCTCAGCCCAAATAGGAAGTGCCTGCCGCCCTACGTGACTAGCAACATCTCCAAGACTCGTGAACTGCCTTCCCATATAGTCTTCGCCGTTGGCTATATCCCACGCTGCACCAGCACCCGGCGCAGCCCTTGAGCGCACCCATCTCCACAGAGGGTTTTCGCTTGCATCACCAAACGCCGCCTGAGCGTCTTCATCCCAAGCAGTTTCTGCCAATTTTGAGGAAAGCCGTACAAACTGTGTCCAGAAACCGCCAACACCCACGGTGCTATCGCCTATCTGAACAGTCATAAAATCTGACTCTGAGGGGTCAAACTTTGCTTCCTGACCCATTGCTTTAGAGAAAGCGTAGTAAGTAGCTGCCCCGAAGAACGCCATACCGACCATTGTCTGTCGGGCAAGTTCACCTCGTGTCCCTCCCCTGTATACATCAGCGAACAATGCCATCGCAGACCGTGTGTACCGTGGAGAAAAGAACAGGAACCCACGCTCAAGTTGCTGTTGCCCTCTACCAACACCTGATGCCGAAGAGTTCAAAGCACCCGTCATCTTGTTCAAGAAACCCGTAAGTTCAGTAAGACCGTTCTCTGACTGACCTGCTGTGTTTCGCATGATGCGATAGCCTTCAATACGAAGAAGGTCTCCCGGTGCTACGAACGCACGTTGGAATGAGTTGGCAAGGTCAGTCAGAAGCGCATCCATTGTCTCGCCAGCTTTAGGAATGCGACGAAGCACTGTGGCATTTTGAGTAGCAAGGAAGAAGTCTTGAGCCTCCCTGCTCAACTGAAGCCCATTTTCTACAGCTTCTTGAACAAGTGCTGGCTCACGCATCATAGTTTCCATAAGGACTTTGGGACGGAAGAATGCGTCAAACGTAGTCTTTACTGACTTAGCCCAAGTTCCATACAGTTTCGCAGCTTCTTTAGGGTGTCCAGCAAGAAATCTTCCTGTTGCAATGCCAATCGCAGGGATACCGTGAATCATGTGGAAGCCAAAGTCGAATCCAGTCTTACCAACACGCAGTAAGTCACCGGTTTCAGCAGCTATCTCTACCGCACCCTGCGCCCTAGAGGGGTCACCAAGGTTTGCAGCACGAGACACACGTTTTGCTTGGTCTGCAGCATCAACAATTATTGTCCCGCCACGCTTTTCTATTTCTTTTGCACCAAGCAGTCGTACCTTTTTGCCTGACTCTTCAACCTCGCCCACGTCACGGAACATAATGCCAGCAAATGCAGGAGCCTTACGACCTTTAGTTTCATCCACAGCGTAATACTGACCGTTTAAATCTTTCCGTTCTTTTTTAAAGACCTCTTTAAGGCGGCTTATAGCAGCAGTACGCGCATCACCTTCAAGCCCTTGAATTCGTTTCATCTCCTGCGGAAGAGCATCAAATCCTACAGCTTCAAGTTTTTTGATTAAGCCACCTTTTTTGTCGCTGACATTACCGCCCTTGCTCAACCTAGTAATAGCACCTTGAACGCTTTTTGCAACTTTGTTGAAATCGACAACGCCACTTTCTAAGTCTTTAGTAGCCGAATTAATATGCTTAACCATGCCAGCGTCGATAGTCGCTGTGTACATGTTAGTCATATAAGACTGCATGGCTTCCAACGGACCAGCCATTTCGTAATGACCTTCATCAATAGCAGCCTGCAAGTCATCAGCAAAGTATGACCGTTCTTGGAAAGGTCGCTTTTTGTCTCCCGGTTTACCACCAACGCCAAGAGCCTCGCTTACATCATCAAACCAGTCACCTCCGTTAGGAACCTGTGGAACATAGGCAGAGTCAGTAAACCTCATCTTGGCTGTCCGGGAAATCATCTTGCCAGTAGCCCACTCGTAATGCTTCGCCATGTCTTGATAAGTTTCAATCGAGTGACGAGCAAGAGTGTAAAAGCGAGTACCTTCTGTCTCAGTAAACGAACCCGGAACACGCCTAGTTGTGGGGGCAGATGTCATCTCATCAAGCGACGAGCGCAGCTTTTCTATTGACCTGCGCTCACCCTGAACCTTGCGTAAGGTTTTATCTGTACCGGGGACGAACTCGTTAGGGTTGAGTTTTCCTGCTTCTATCTGCTCATCCAGCTTTGCGATGATCGAAGGGAGAGCCTCGTCACGCAGGTAAACCAACTGAACAGCGTCTTCAACCAACTCACTAGGAAGGGCAATTGGTCCCATGTTGGTTTCTGTTGTGTTTAAAGAAGAGTCAACAAGGAACTTTCTTTTTCCTTCAGAGAACCCTTCAACATCAGGCTCAAATAAACCGTGGGTTGATCTTTCGAATTGTCCAAGGTCGTCAGCCACTTCATCTCGCAGAAGAAGTCTTTGGGTTCGAGTTAGCTTGACCGACCCTGTAATTTCACCGGGGACAGTTTCTGTATCGACCTTGACGTACTTACCAAATAACTGAGGGACGGTATCAGAACCTTCAACGACCGGAGCCATCGGGACTCCGTTGACATCTACGTCAATATAGTTTCTTGCAAATTCTTCAGGAATAACCGCATCATCGCCTAGACGTATAGTCAACTCACCATCTTCACCAACCTTGAACGCATCTGAAAAAGCGTTTGTCCAGACCTTGCCGTTTAGATTTTCGATTTCCGAACCAGCATCTGCAACGATTAAGCCTGATGAGTCCACGTAAAGCATCGGGGATTGTTCGTTCGGACCAAAGACTTTACTCCGAACTTTGCCTGCAACTCTTCCAACAGGTGAGCCAGAAACACGGCGACCTATGTCAGCCCGACCCTCACCAAGAACATCTCCCCCGACTTTCGCAGGGGAGTTACCAATGCCTCCTATCTTTTCAATGTAAACAGCGGTATTGGCTTCTACCGCACCGGGGACAAGAGATAGAGCGTTTAAGCGACCATAGACAATATCCGTCATCAAGTTTTTGCCATTTTCAAGCAACATCGCAGGGCTTACAGCATGCATTACGCCACTGATAGCACCACCTGCACCTGACACGCTCTTCAACCTATTCAACATCTGACGCATCTCAGGTATCTTGGCGCGCTCAATGTTGGCTCTGCCTGTTTCAAGGGTCAGGTTCGTGACGTTCCTGTAAACAGGAGCGGCAAGTTTCTTGATGTCGGCTGTTTTAGTAACAACCTTTGGGATTGCTTTCACTCCGGAAGCGAGAACGTCAAGACCAACTGTTCGTGCTGCAACAGTCGGAATAGCCTTTACCGCTCCAAGTTTTGTACCTGTAGCAGCAAGACTTGCTCCACCTGTTGCAACTGTCAGCAGGGCATCTGGAAGCAGTTCTAAAGCACCCTTTACACCAAACTGGAACTCATTGAGAGTGTTGTCGCCCGGAAGGTTTACCCCTTCACCCGGAATTAAGTCCATATGGAATGAGGGCATGTCCGTAATACGGAATGCTTCAGCAAAGTTCTGAGCCTGACCAGCCACATTCCAGAAGCTGGGGTCGCCCTTTTCGTCAACAACACGTTGAAGATTTGATTCAAACCCAAACAAATCACCGGGAGTAACCGCTGCTACTGTGCCTACAGCAGTTCCCATAGTTGCCTCAATACCCTTCTGGACGTTTTCTGCTGCCCTAAGACCTGCCCCAGCCGCTCCCTCAAGAACACCAGACCCAAAGAAAGAACCAAACTCAGGCTTGCCTCTGTCTTCTTTGGCTCCTGCCTGAGCACCAACAGTTGTTTCAATTCCAAGCGGCAGCTTTATCTGCTCAGTTGCTTCTTGAGCCTGCCTGAATTCTTCCTGAGCCTGAACAGACGGAGTTGGCTCAAGCGGAGCGTTTAGTGTTGACTGTTGCTGGTTAGCCAAGTCTCTTGCAATACTCGCCCCACGTTTTCCACCATATTGAGAAAGTAGTTGCTGAGTCCTCCGATTACGTTCTTCACGCCTTGCTCTTATGGACTCTATTTGCTCTAACGGATTGAACTGGTTAACCATTTACACACCCTGTGGAGTAAACGCTTCTACCTGATCTTGAAATTCACTTGGGGTCATCCCCTGAGCAGAAGCCGCTCCCTGCAAGAAACCTATCTGCTCATCACTTGCGTTACGCAGTGTGTTCAAGTTGTAGTTGCCAACATTTGTAGTTTGCCCACCCCCTGCGCCTGTCGCACTAGGAGCATTGAACCCGAATAACGAACCGGGGATGTTGCCTTCAGGAGAGTTACTGATGTCTTGAAGCAATCCTCGCTCACTAGCAAACCCAACAGCAGAAGGATTACCAATAAAGTTCAACTGGTTGGCAAAGTTTTGAGCCTCTTGGTTGGCACGTATTTCTGCCAATCGTTGCTCTGCAGTAAGACCACCACGCAATATCTGGTCAATACGCGACTGTTCTACATCTCCAAGCTGTGCAGCGGCATATGGATTATTGGCTTGCTGCGCTCGTAAAATAGCGTTAGCTTGCTGGTTTACCGCTGTGTCTCCTGAAAGCAATGCTCCGAAACCAGATGCCCCAGCTTGCGCCGCTCCAATTTGACCAGCAGCTTGGGTTGCCGCTACTGATTGTTGCGCCGCTGATTGAATTGCCGCTACTGCTCGTTGAGCATCACTATTTACTTGTGCGATTAAGTAATCTTTTTGATTCTGGTCTAAGCCAACACTAGACTGAATACGAGCAATGTCCCTCTGTGCGTCTGCTTGTACTGTAGCGGCATCTACTTGACCACGAGCAGCAAATGCTTCAGGTGAGTTTGCTGCTATTTGTGCTAACTGATTAGGGTCGAACTGGTCTTGACCAGCAGCAAAGCTAAAGATGTTACCTTGCGCTCCAAGTCTAGCTGCTTGAGCCTGACTTTCTGCAGCAGCAGCTTCAGCAAGACCTACTTCATTTAGGTTGCCATATATAGTTGCAAGCTCTTCGGTTGTCCCACCTTGCTGGATAAACCCAAACGGACTTGCAGCACCAGCAGTGGCTTGCGTCCCAGCTAGTTGCTGTTGCGCTATGTACTTATCAGCTTTTTCACGAGCAAGTGCTACGTTGTAGTCACCATCACTTTGTATTTTAGCGATTGCTTCTGCAGAAGCACCTTGAGCGTATGCAACTGCAAGAGCCTCAGCCTTTTGGATTTCAGCAATCTCAACTGCGCTCAGGTTTTGAGCCTCAGCCAGTGACTGTTGAGTTATAAACCCGTTATTCAAGTCTGCACTGTCAAGCAATGAGGCAAGCAACGGATTTACAACTGTATTAAAAGCACCCGGTATGGGGTTACCATCTGCGTCAAGCAGTGGAACTTGATAAGTAACTTTTTGACCCGGATTTACTAATTCAAAACTGTCAATTATGTCCTGAATGGATATTAGGTCACCAGTTTGGGCTGGAACATTAGGAGGAGTTGGACGGCGAGGGGGAGGTTGGTTGCCTTGGTTGTTTTGGTTGGGTGGATTATTTGGGTCGAAAGGAACAACAGGGAAGAACCCTTCACCTTCACCACCAATAGCACCACCACCAGTAAAGTTCTCTATGCCTGCTGACTCGTCTGTGCTGCCAAAGTCAAATATGCTCCGGTTAGACATAGAGCGCGGGTCTGAAGAGGCGGCATCGGCAGAATCCAACTGAAGTTCTAAGTCTGTATTGAGTGAACTATCATCCCACTCTTTATCTGGAGTAGTTAATGCAGCATTGCTGTCTGAAACAAATTGAGCAATAGTGCGACCTGAACTTGTTCCAAGGTTAGACATTCCACGAGCATTAAGCTGCAGGGCTGCTAAACGATAGAACGCTGTAAGTGCTCTATTAGCCTCAAAATCCGTAGGGGCAGATTCTGCAATCTGCTTCGCCATTGCCTCAAATTGACCCATTTGAGTGTCCCCGGAAAGATTGGGGTTCTGCGCCATGCGCGCTCTGTCAGCCTGAGACTTTGGTTCTGGCAATTCCTGAAAGACTGCATCCCAGAAACCGGAGTCTTCAAATGGAGTAATGCCAAACGTGCCGTTAGTGTATAAGTTTATTTCACCGGACTTAATGGCTTGTAATGTTTCGTCGAAATTTCTTGAACGGTCTTTATCAGAGTCATCTTGCCCTTTATCAGAGTCATCTTGCCCTTTATCAGAGTCATCTTTTTTAGCTGTACTAAACGCCCCACCAAAAAATGCCTTAGCATCAAACTCTGTTGACCCAGCCGCCTTATCAAAACTAGAAAAACTTCCCTTACCTTTACCTTGGTCTTGTGTTTGATTTGCAACCATCTTGTTAATTGCAGACGCGCTATTTCCAGTAGAACTCCCAGTCCCACCACTGTACGCGCCACCAAAGAATGCTTTGGCATCAAACTCTGTTGATTCAGCCGCTTTTCTTGCAGCCTCTGACTTTTGCCTTATACGCCTAAAGTCTTCTGTTGTAAGAGGTTTGTATGCAGGCGGCTGTGAAAACGGGTCTTGCGGACTGCCGAGAGTGTACGGAATTGCCTGCTGTATATCATCCCACGTTGGGGGAGGATTGATATTTGGTGCGAAAGTATTCCCTGAAGACTGCTCTCCGCTATGATAAGGCTGATTCTGTCTCCAGCTTGACCCGGCAGCGGAAGGTCCACCAGCAAAAACACCGAATGGCTGGTTAGCACCAAGTGCTCTCTGGTTAGAGCCGGGAGCCGTTGGGTCGAAGGGGATATCCGCAAGGTTTATTGGGTAGTTTCCATAAACTATCTCCCCCTTAATTTCCACAGGGGTTGCATCTGCCAGCAAAGCATACGGCACATTTCTTTTAACCAATTCCACCTTAGCGTTGTGCGGGCTTGAGGCTTCTACAGTTACTTGGCGATTACCTTGAAAACGTGCTTCGTAATTTTTAGGGATTTGAACAATATACCGAGCCATTTAAATGCCCCCTAGTGGGCTAAACGGACGAGGCTTATTAGCCTTCTTTCCGGTTGGTGGGTCTATCACTGGTGTCTGAAGCTGCTTTGGAACTGTGTCCAAGAACCTTTTCACGACTTCATCAAATTGGTTTATTGCGCCTTCTATCAGGACGTTTTCTTTTTTCTTAGCCATTACCGACCTGCCGGGAGATTAGATGTTGGAACTCTGCGCCCACCTGTACGAGCAGGGCTACTTATCTGCCTTGCTACAAGGTCAGCCTCACCAAGAGAACCCGGCATTACAGGTCTTGTAGTTGTTGGTGCGCCTGTGCCGGGCGTTTGTGGAGTATTGCCTGCAGTGTTACCCATCTGGAAATTACCTGCATTAGGAAGTTGGGTAGCACCCTGAGTATCAAGAACTGACTGCGCTATTGCACTAGCCTCTCCAGTTGTAGCCCCTGCAGCCTCTACGATGCCTTGAAGAAGCGGGATACGCTGTGCTGCAATACCTTCGAGAATACCTTGTATTTGTTCAGATTGGAGGAATCTTTCTGCAAGAAGTTTGCTTTGGACTTCAAGCGCATTAGAAACCCCACCTTCTCGTAGGGCAGTGTCATGGTCAACGAAGCCTTCTCGCCATCGAGTTGCCCAGAGATTGAGAATTCTTTCTCGTTCTTCTGGGGCGGTTGGGTTGAGTTGGACAAAGTTGACGTAGTGTCCCCTGATATCTTTTGGAGAGATAGTCGCATCAATAGACCCCGATTCTGTCTGCCCCCATACAGTGATACGGTCTTGAACCACGTTTTCCACGATGTTGAGAATAATCTCGTTGCGATGCTGGAGACCACGGTTAGCTGCTGCAACATATGCAGAGAAATTGAGCCTACCAATACCGGACAATACGGCAGTCTCATAACCCGATGATGCGCCGCTAGGACGCTGACCACGAGTTACCGATGGCGCGGTGTTGGACTCTATAGCCTGATCAATCATATTCTTCGCCAAAATGATTGTCTGAGGTGGCTCTGGCACTCGCGGCACATCGATTTGAACATTCGGAGGAACCACGTTCATGGCTCCCGGCGAGTTGTCATATTCGTTTAGGGCTTCGTCAGCCATACCCGGAGGTCCCATGAAGTTGGTTACCGGATGAGTCGAGTTGGTGACGATGTCGAGATACTGTGATGCAAGCTGAGATTCAGCGCGGAGCATCTCAAGGTTTCCGTCAAGGATGCCTCGATAAAGGTCTTCAGGCTTATTGCCAACAGTTGTCAGACCTGTTTGTGGAATAAATGGAGTCCACGGACGAATTTTGTATCCGTGTTCTCTTGGGCGCATTACCCACTTACGTTCTGCCATATAAGCAACTTGAGAGTGAGTCCAGACCTCAATGAACTGCGACCTTCCGCTGTTCGCGCCTTCCCAACCGGGGAAGTGTGCGTGTATCCATTCGTTGTCGATATCGAAGAAATGGATAATCCAGCGCGGGTCTGTTCCGTTATTGGTGTCCCAAATGATTGATTGTGGGTTTACGGCTTTGGTGGTGATAGGGAACTGGATAGACCGTTTGTCCATCGCTTCTTCGAGTTCTTCTTTGTATCGCTGAATATCTGCGCCATCTTCAGGTGGCTCAGGGAAATCAGACCACTTAGCACCGATAAACTCTGTCTTCTCCCACCCGATGCCGTAAGAAGCCATGTGAAAGTTCACAATGCGCCGGGTAGGTGTTTCTTGTTCGAGCCGGTGGTTGGAGCCACGCAAGAATTTTTCTATCTTTTCTGCTCTTGCCTGACCCCTCGCACCGGGCGGTGGGACGGTGATATCCACAAAAGGGGGAGTGATGTGGTCAACCAGCGTCTTCACTACTGAATGAGCAGTTCCGAGTCTTATTTTTGACCCATCCTCTGTTACCGGGAAGTCGAAATCCCCACGTACAAACTCATCAACTTCACGACATTTTCTCCAGAATTTGCCAAACCTCTGTTTCCCATCAGACATCATCCCTTCAATCCACTGTTCAGTGATTTTGGGTTCCTTCTGGGGGTTGGCACGTTCTAATTGAATGGTGTCGTCAACACTCCCGCGTGTAGGCGGGACTGCGGTTGATGCTGAAGAGACTGCAGGTGAGACCATTATCTAATTGTTTCCGCTTCCAGCAGGTTATCTACTTCGTTCAAGTAATCGGCGTGTCGCGCCTCTCTTGTCAAACCGATAAACCCGCGCTTCTTCCCACGCCTTCGAGATATGAAATTAGGGCGCAAAGGCTCCATTCCCATGGTATCTCTCAGACTACGCGTACTCTGAGCATACTCTACGGGGTCGCATCCGTACAAGGCAAGTACCTCCGCGTCAGCCCAATCATCATGCCCTCCAGACGATGTTCCGAATACGTGACCACGATTAGCGGTTTCCTTGTGGGTAGTGTCCATAAGTTGAGAACTTAGCTTTGACCACTCAGGCGGGAAAGATACTTGTTCGTGTTCGAGAGCAACTCTGTAAGGCAGATACAGGTCGTGGTATTTCGCCACCGGTGTGAAGTTGAAGGCGATGACTGGTATTCCCTCAGCCAGCATTTCGTTGTACATGATGTCACGAGCGAATTGCCCACCCAGTCCAGTCGAGTCCATAACAATCTGTCTGAGGTTCCATCTTCGGGCTTCACTTCTGATGGTCTCCATCTGGAGTGTCCAGTCAGTTTTCAGAAGTTCTGTGGCTGATACGGACTCTCGTGTTTTACGGTTCTTGACTATGAGTACCGTAGCATCGTTACTACGACCAAGGTCAAGTCCTGCAACGTATTCTTGAGAGTGGTCGGGTCGGAGTAGTTCTTTTCCCCTAGCAGCTTTATCAACCTTTCGGAAGAAAGCACCTACACCTTCGGGCTGGATAGCCATATACAGGCGGTTCCAGTCCTCTTCCATCATGGTTTCTTTGTCTTCTAGGATTTCTTCTTTTTGTTCGTCGGTGAGGAGTGGATTATCGAACGCCGACCAAGAGAATGCTTCACGGCGGCGGCTAGGTTTTTCCTTTGCTCTCTTGAAATTTCGAGCGAACCAATGTGACGGAGAAACTGGTGGAATGCCTTCGATGAGGGCGCGTCCAGCACGACCGGGGGACGAGAGAGTGGGTCGCAGTTTGTTCCATCCACGTTCGTCTATTTCCTGTGCTTCTGTGACGTGTAGAAAGTCGAGTCCGACTGACTGTAGTGATTCGGGGTTATCTGCACTTTTGAGTTCCCAGAAAACAATAGGTCGTGGGCGAACCTTGCCATCACGACCTTTGAGCCACCGTCCGTTTCGGTCTTTGAACGTAAGCCATACGTGCAGAGCGTCTTCTTTGAACCCTGAGCCTCTCCCGCCACCGAGTTTATTGTCCCTGTAGGGGTTGGTCTTAGAAACTAGGTATTCGGGAATGAATGCCTGCATTTCGTTCCAGACCTGATACATCTGTGCTTTGGTAGGTGCTACCGTCCAGACGTGTATAGCAGGAACGAGCCTAGCTTCTTCAGCGGTTTGTTTTTTATCGCTGTTAGGAAACTGGACATATTTGTGGGAAAGCGACTCGATAACCGCAAGGTCTTCTTCTAAAGCGGAACGGGTCTTACCGCCACGGCGACCCGTTTGATTCCACTTGACCTTTGCTTTGGACTTATGAAGTTTTAGTTGGTGTTCGTGTGGCTGGTATGGCATCTACAGAGCATATCACTCTGGTTGATGCTCTTTGCAATAAACCGTAGTTCCAAGGGCTGCGTAGAAGCATTTTGGGATTTCACACTGAAGGAATTTGCTTTTACCAACTATGAAGCTGTCCTGAGACTGTTTCTGCACTACTTCTTTTTTCGCTTCCTTGAGGATTTTTTAGCAGCCTTGACTACTTTTTCCACGACGTTTAGTTCTCGATATGCCTCAAACAGGATTTTTGCACGAGGTGGTAGTCCACCAATGTACTCTTCGAGTTCTTCACCTTCGAGTCTTGCGTTTGCTGCGAAATTGAATCGGTCTTCTACAGATGTCATATCTAATCTTCGTCCCAGTTATTTGCCAGCCCTGACCCGCTACTTGGGTTTTCAGGTGCTGAGTCTGGTTGAACAAGGTCATCCCTGTCTCCATACGGTTCAGATAAATCAAGCATACCGTTGGCAGCTACTACTGACGCATGGAAAGTGGTTGCTTTAGGATTTTCGTCGAGTGAGGCGAAGGATGTCAATTCTCCTTCCCGCATATAAACGGTTTTTAGTTCGGAAGCTGTGACTCTTTTGACCCAGTGTTTTTTCTTGGGGTAGTCACCGTCTTTTCGATATTCCTCGACAGCGTCGTTGAATGTTGGGTGTGCTTTCCAGAGTTTTTGAATGGATACCCATTCCCATCCCCATTGTTCGACAGCATCTTGAATGGCTTCTTGTTTGCTTCCGATATCTTCGAGTGAAGCGTATATGCGTCTTAGTCGGCGCGCCCATTCTTTCCATTCGGGTATGGCAGCGTTTACCCGGTACTCAATTTTGTCGTAGGTCTTTTCAGCCATGAACGTGAACATCTCCACAAGAGCAGACGTGCAGGTCTTTTAGTTGCACCCATTCTTCTACAGGTGTTTTTCCAACGTGTGGATAGGAGTCGGTTGTAATCACGCCTCCTTCAGGAGATTCGTAGACGATTTCTCGTTCTCCGTAGTGGCAGCAGGTTCCTTTGGGGTGGTTTACGAGACAGCGCATGGTGAGTCCACCCTGAACAGGCTTGAAGGTCTTTTTGCACTTAGCGCACTTGTAAGTGCTCATGTCGTTCCCTCCGAGTCGTTCCACTACCTATCCCAAGACCTTGAACTTGATAAAAGCTGATGTTGAATTTTGCAGGAACTGCGCTGGTGCATTTGCCTGCAGCTTCTTCAACTTTGCAAACTCAGACTTATTGAACGACACCGACACCACGTGACGCTGAATCCCACCAACACTCTTGTCTTCAGTCTTTTCAAATATCTCCGACACAATGTCGTTCCTTCCAAATCGTTCCACTACCTACACTGTAATACACACCAGCACCATAAGCAAGAAAGTCACAAGCCCTCGCGCGCGCTAACGCAACAAATACCCGTAGCTTCTTAAAAAAGCGAAGGGTATTTATGAATATATGTATTAAGTAATTAAATACACCCCGCCTACGCGCACACGCGAGAAAGTCACAACGAAGTCACACCTAAGTCACAACCCCTGACTTCCCGGTATACCGCTTCGTAAGTCTCCTATCCCCCGAGGGGGTCGACTTACTACGCTATACACACCCTCCCCAAACTAAAGTCACACAAAGTCACAGCAAAGTCACAACTTGTGACTTATATATCCCGGTATAGAGAAGGGGACTGCTACAGGATTTCAACGCTGTGAGGGTCACATCCACTTATAAACAGCCCCCCACCGTGCCTATCGGCGGCTCGCGCATAATGCGCGCAGGTTCCTTACGATTTCCGCTCACTCACTCACTGCGTCGGTGGGTCGGTGCGTCGGCGGAGTGAACACGTCACCCTATCCCTATCGCCTACCCCGTACACGCTCGCCCGTTCCTCATTACCTGC